CTTCTTCTTCATTCATGTCTTTTCTAAGTCCTCCATCGCTTAAGTCAGAAACTTCTGATATATCTGTGCCACTTACTGGTTGTTGAATATTTGTTATTGGGTCTATTACTTCTGTATCACCAGGAGCTGTATCACCAGGAACTACAGTATCAGTGGTACGCCTTAATGGATCACCAGTTTCTTGTACTAATTCAGCGGGTTCAGCAGTTTGGCTAGTCTGAGTAATATCTGGAGAGTCCTCGCCAGTTTCTTGTTTATAAATTTCTCTAGTTATGTATCCTTGAGTAAGTAACTGAAGTGGATTTAAACCTTCTGGAACAGGTATTGTCCTTCCACCTGGAAGTGTAATTATGCGCGTTCCTCCGCCTCCACCCTCAATGCCATAAATTGAAGGAGTTGGAGTAGTAGGTCTAGCAGGAGTAGAAGTAGTAGAAATAGTACCGCTATTAGTTTCATTGCTAACAGTAGCACCTGACTCGTCTACAAGCTCTGGAACAAACCCTGGCGTACCTATAGTTATTGTAGATTGTCCTGCCCTTTTCCTTGCTTCATTAATTGATGCTAATTCATCAATAGTAACAACCCTTGCATTATCCCCATATCCAATTCTTACCCCTGGAATCGCTCCTATTTGTTGACCCTCTTCATTGCGTTGAACAATAGTAACAGGTCTTCCCTCTTCTTGCTCTTGCATTCTTGGGCCACTAGGTTCGTAAATCCCATCTCCATCATCGTCTTCGTACCCTCCAGCATTACTACTTAGCTCCCTACCTCTGGCATATATTCCCGCTAAGATACCAGGAAGACTAGACAATGCCTGTTGGCCACGGCTGTAATAACCACTTTGATCTCCAAAAAGACCTAAGTTAATAAAGTAATCGTCTCCCTCGTATGGATCTAAATCCATTTCTTCGCCAAAATATGCCATCTTTATCCTTCTAGTGCAGTGCTACCCAAGCTCCGTTAGCGTAACCGTAGAACTTGTTGTCTGTTGTGTTGTAGATCATCTCTCCATTAGCAGGAGAAGATATTGCATTCATCTGCGTGGTAGTCATACGTGGCATGATTACACCACCCGTTGTAGAAGAGATTTCTGTTCTGCCATCTCCTCTTACTGTAAATTTATCAGCACTATTAGCATTAAATTTTAACCAGTAACCGCCTGTTAGAGATCCAGTTCCTGCGTGGGTTGCTTGTATAATGCCAGCGTCGGACTCAAAATTAGTTCCACTGCTATTTATTACAATGCCTTTGCTAGTATTTGAGGAACCAACAACATTGACTTCTACATCTCCAGCTACCGTTAATAGGCGACTTGGAGTAGCAGTTCCAATGCCTACGTTTCCACCATCAGGCTGAAGGGCTAGGGATTGTGCGCCTGTTTCAGCGTTGTTAGTTGATTGGATTGTAGAGTATTGAGCAACGCCACTTTCAAAATATGAGCCAAGAACTAATCGTTGGTCGGTGTTGTCTATACCAATCTCTGTTCTTGCAGCAGCGGAGTCCTTAAAAACAGACAAAGAATGTTCAGGGGTTGCAGTGCCAATGCCTACGTTACCAGAGGAATTTAAAACAACATCAGCAGACCCAGACCTGCCTATTCTAAGATCATCTTGATGAGCGTCTATGAAATAATGGTCGTAAGTAGAATCAAAGTCAGCAGCAGTGCGGAGTTTTATTTCTCCACCTTCGTTTTGACCAGTGCCGCCACCGTACACCTCAAGTAACCCATGAGGGTCGGTATCGTCTGTTCCAACGAAAAAAGTTCCAACCACTCTAGCAGAACCGTTTACATCTAATGGAACTGCGGGAGATGCAGTACCAATGCCTACTCGGTTATTAGTTGAGTCTACTTTAAGGGTTGTAGTATCAAACGTAACATCTCCAGAAGCTGCCAGCGTAGTAAACGATCCAGTTCCTCCAGTGACATTACCAGTAATATTACCCGTTACATCGCCAGTAACATTACCCGTAATGTTTCCAGTTACATTGCCAGTTACATTGCCAGTTACAGATCCAGTAAAACCAGATGTAGTAGTAATACTGCCGCTTGTGCTAATTACTACATCGTTTGCTAGCTGGTTAGTTCCGACTGCATCAGAAGCAATTTTATCCTGGGTGATCCCTAAATCTTTAACAACAATTTTAGAATTGCTAACACCCCCAACACTAATAAGCTGAGTGGTTATGTTGTCTACAGCATCAGGTTGAAATGTAGAAGAGCTAACAGCAGCATTAAGCCTAGACGCTGTTACCTGATCTCCTGTGCTAAAGGTATATCCTGTTGTAAGTACTCCCATTATTCTGCTTTATTTAAACTTTTGAATGTCATAGCTCCTGCTACTTTTAATGCTCTTAATCTAGGTCTTCCCTTAGTTGTTGTCAATTTAAACTGTAATCCGTAAGCTCTTTTATTTCCAAATCTGCCCCTAAGGGAAACATCTTCATCAATAGCTAAGTCCGATCCGTTAAGATCACTAACACTTCCGAGGTCTATTATACCATCAATATTTTCTGTGATTGCCTGTAGGTCTGCATTTGAAACATTATTTTCACTTGATTGCAGGTGAACATCAAAATTGTTCCACTTTTTGCGATCAATAGAATTAAGATTAAACATCCGAGTAAGGGCAGAAGATTTTATTTGGTTAGCCGTAATGGTTCCCCCCACTTGCACAATGTACCTATCTTGGTCATCAACCCTAGATTCGTACTCATGAACACCACCGTTGCGGTTAATTACGTACACTCCTCTTTTATCTCCTTCACCAGCAACAGTTAGCTCACTGTACTCCCAGTCAGAAGAATCAATAGAATCTATGGACTCCCACTGTTTGTTAATAAAATTGTAAATAATTAAGGCGTTGTTTGTAGTACTGCTGTCTAATGGAACCGCAAGGTAGTACCTATTGTCGAAGTAAACTGACTTAGCGTTATGAGCGTAAGCCTTGTTTATCCTCTTAATTGTTCCCTCAATGGACGAAGATAGTGGAACATCTTGCCCTCTAAGGTTGTAAAGATCCATAAAGTCCAGTCCGTACACACCGTTATCAGAAAGGAATATCATGTTATTTCCTATCTGCTGTATGCTATCCCTAGCTAAACAACCAACTTCATTAGTAATTACCTGAGATATTGAACTTCCTAAATCTAGGCTATTAGCAACAATATGTATACTGTTGCGATTAAAGACTACCAGCTTATCATCAGAAAATGAATGAAACCCTACAATGTGGTCAGCAGTACCTGCGTTAAATCTAAACTGTCCATAGATTCTATCGTAAGTATTTGAATCCAGTATATCAGAAAACAAAGCCTCATCTACAATATTCCTATCGGTAATTGTAGCAGACCCAGATGACCCCGTTATATCGTACTGATACGGAACTACTAATCTACGTTGGTGGTACGTGCCAAACTCAGGAGCAGGCATATGGCTAAACCCAAGACCTAAAGAGCCAACCTTTTCAACGGTAGCATTTTTGTTAGTTGCGTCAGCTTTATTTGTAACAAAAGTAAAGGTAGTAAAGCTGGTAATTGCATTAACACGTACAACTTCTCCAACGCTATAGCCTGAACTACCAGCATCAGTTACCGTAAGAATATCGCCAACCAAAAGAGAACTTGTACTTGCGGATGTAGCTGTTGCTATACCACCTGAAAAATCAAGATCAGTGATTGGTATAGGTGTAGGTTGAACGTAAGTTCCGTTAGCAACAAGAGAAAATGCAGGAGAAGTAATATCTCCAGCCCACTCCATGGCAATCTGTCCTTTACGGAAAATGTACAGCTTATTAAAAGCCTGAGTTATTGTACTACCCTCAGGAACAGTTTCTCCAGTGGGATAAGTAAGAGTTACTGTAGTATTTCCTGAGTCAGCAATCTTAACAAGTACAGTACTATTAGTTCCTACACAAGCTACGTAAGACTCAGAGCTGTTGTTGGGATCTGAGAACTCACAAGAGGCTTCAATAAAGTTACCAGCGGTAGCATCTAGCTTCATCCCCGAAACCACCATAGTTCCAGTGGGATCGTCAGATAATGAAGTTACGGTATAAGTAAAGGTGTCAGAATCTATTACTGTAACAATAAAATTTCCGTTAGGATCTTCTGTTCCACCAGGAGTTAGTCCACTTATGTTTACCCCTGTACTATTGGTAATACCATGAGCTGATCCAAAATTAACTGTAATAATTTCACCAGCCCTAGTGTAAGAACTAACAGCAGGAATACTTGTGTCGTACAGATTAAACGGCAAGGTAAAAACACCTGGAGAAAAAGGAGATGAAAACACTTCAATCCCTTTCCTGGGTTGCCACTCACCATTAAGATCCATTCGGCCATTATTAGATTCAGCCAAATTACCTGGACGGAGTTGGTCTGGTCTTAACCTGTTGTTAAACCCAACAAACCCTTGATCCAAATCTTCTCCGATCCGATCATCTAAATTTCCGTAACTATCGTATCTTGCCATTTAACAATTCCAAGCTCTTCTACTCCAGTAGTTCGCAGACAATTTATTACTCTTACCCTTAATCCCACCAGACCTAGCACAGTAGCTTTTCTTCCTTGCGGGGTTACTCTTCTTGATGCTCATATTAGCATCTCCAAAACGTACTATCTTTTCCTTGCCACCCTGGCAGGCTTTCACAACGAACTTCTTCCCACCAGACACTTGCCTGCGAGGGACATTACACTTCATGTTTTTCTTATTTACTGCCACGCTACTTCTTTCCTTTGCCACCTTTGCCGTAGCCACCACATGATTTGCGTTTTCCAGTTTTCATATCTATACTTTCTATTTAACTTGTGAACTTCCAAAATAGAAACCTAGTAAAGCTAACATACCTTGCCTTACTTCTGGCAATAATACGAACCCCTCTAAGTGTTTCCATTTATCTGATCCTATTCCTAAAAATTTAAATACTCCTAATTTATTAGCCTCAACAGTTACTGGTATATCAAAGAACGCCATGACAAAGGGAGCAAATACGACTGAGAATAATATACAGATTGCAATGAAACGTCTAATCCACGCTCCTCCTTCTCCTGTTCTTTTTGCTGCTCTATCTGCGGAATCATCTGATACTCCTTGTTTCTTAATCATCGCATCAATAGCATTTGCTTGGATATTCATTTGTGCTGAGATAAGTTTCAT